AGGAGGGTTTATGCAAATTGTATTTTTGAATGAGCAAACCTTAAAGGTGATTGATTATGCCTATACTAGTGATGATTTTGAAATCGTCCTCGACGCCCTTGTCCCACAGTCATCAACTTTTCATGTTAATAAGGAAAGCCTCAATGGGGATGTTGGCGATTACCTTGTTGTAAGAGAGTCCGATTACTTCTATATCGGAATTATTACTTCAATCGAGAAGATTGATGAGCGATACATCAAATTATCAACGAAGGATTTTCTATCTAAATTTGACGTTGAGGTCCCGGTTTATTCCTACACTGGAAACATTTCACAATTCCTCATCAATCTAATTAATACGCATTTTCGCTCGAGTTTGGATGCTAAACAGAATTTATCCTATCTGCTAACTGAAATCATGATCAATAAAACAGGAACCCTCAGTTACGAAGCGGATAAAAAAGTAAACATTCTTAAATTAGTCGAGGAGTTTTCAAAGACCTATGGTATACGACTAGCCTATGAGTTGATCATCGTTAATGGGGTCATTTCAAATATCAAAATCAGGGTAGTGGCGGTGACTAAGGGTTTAACGATAAAAAGCGATTTAGGAACCATTTCAAATCTAGTTATTTCAGACACGAATGCTAATGCCTTAAATAAGATTATCTTTTATCCAAAGTCTGATAACGTTCTCCGGACGAGTGTCGTTTCTTATTATCTTTTGAATGATGGAACGATAAGCACGAATGCTAGCTCGTTAAAACGAATCGAAAAAGTGAGCTTTAAATGCGAGTTTTATGCAGACAGTGATTATTCATCATTATTAACAAAAGCGACCTCCGCGCTTATTGATTCATCTTTAGAACACAATATAACGTTTGATTTTTCGTTCCTAGCAAACAAAATTGAGGCTTTGAGCGAATTATCGATTGGCACGTTTGTGAGCTTTGTCACACCGAAGAAAACCTATGAAACGATTGTCACAAAAATGGTCTACAAGGGGACTTTTAGGCAAGGCACAATCACGCTTGGAGAACACCGTATTTCGCTCACCGACAAACTTAAATTAATCAATCGAAGGGGGACCTAACAATGGCCTTAATAAAAATCACTTTTGACTCCGCCTCAGTATCATCAAAACAAGATGCTGACTGTAATCACTTCATGGCATCAAACCTCAACGGCAGGATCTATGGACTTGGCGGGAACGTGAATGTAACGACGAGCAATAACTATCTTATTCTTTCAAGCGGATACGTGCAGGTTTATGGACGTCGCGTTTATGTTGAATCGAATACTAAAATCGCAGTTGCGCTTGATGGTAATGCTTATGGCTATGTCGTCATTTGTTTTGATCTTGGAAACAATACTGTGTCACTTGAGAAGAAGGAGATGCCATCCGGTTATCCCTCCCTAATCCAGGAGAATCTTCAACTTGGCGGTCTCATATACGAACTACCAGTTGCTCGCTATACAAAAACCGCGTCATCACTTACCCTGGACGGTAATTATGACGCACCTAAAATCCATAGTCCTGACTTCCTCGCAGAAGATCGTGATATTACACAGAGGGCTAGCATCAATAGTCAATATGGTCCTGCCTATCAGGGAACCTATAGCAGCGTAAGCGGACGTTTCTTTACCTACAATGGTATTCATTCTGGCAATGCAAATAATGGTTTTGGAAATATATTTGTTGCCGGATGGAATGTGGTATTTTCTACTGCTGCGGCTTCAGGCAGTGGCGCAGTATATCAATATAAGTTCAACGGATCTTGGTATGACGTTGGGATTCAATTGACCGCCTCTGGACTCATTGTCTCGCCCTATTCATCGACGCACACCCCAGGGAAATGTTATGTTACCCGATAAATTTTATGGAAAGAAAGTACTAGCTATCTATAGATGCGGATCCTATATTCATGGCGTTCAAAGTGATGATAGTGATAAGGACTACGTTGTGATTCTTAAAAACTATCGGGACATTAGATTAGAAAAAAGAGAAAATGTTGACTTTATATTGTTTGGTTTAGAACCATTTAGACGCGCACTTCGTTTCGATAATCGCATTTTAGATTATTACCTGATTTGGATGGACAACACACTCTTGGCCTTGGACAATCTCGAATTTATCGATGAAGAGTTTAAAGAGGAATTCCACAGAATCATCCATATTGATTGGAAAAAGTACTTAACTGTCTGGTTAAGGATAAATATCGATTATTTTTCAGCGTGTTTTGAGGCTTTGATAAATGAAAAATCGCTGTATAACCTTTATCGAATTCGCTCTTTGATCCGACATTATCAAGATTCAGGAAAATTTGAATATCATCTCAGTGATGGGGACAAAGAATTCATCATTGACTATAAAAACAAACACGCAAATTTAGAAAAACACAGAGCCAACTTTAAGGAAATATTAGAGTTTCTAAAAGCATTTCTTGTTAAGGAGGAAAAAGGATAATGGACACAATTTCTACCGCACTAGCATTCATTGGTGTTCTTGGAACATTTTCGTCGATCTTTTTCGCAATATTAGCTTTCCGGCGCAACGATCGTGGCGATCAAAAGCAAATCGGCAAAAGCGAAGGCGTATTGATCTCTGATGTCGGATACATCAAATCTTCAATCGATCGAATTGAGAAAACACTCGATAAACTTGAGGAACGATATAGTGATTTAGACGGACGCCTTATTAAGGTTGAGTCAGAAACAACAAATCTTGGAACAAAGTTTGATGAGCACATTCGCAATAAACATCTGCATGGAAAAGGAGGATCTTAATCTATGGATGAAATTATTATTAATATTATTTCTGTCGTTGTAACTGCTATGGTTATTCCACTTATTACTTTGCTAGGCACTAAGTTAATTCAGTGGATCGGTACGAAAATTGAAAATGAGAAAGCAGCAAAGATCGTCGCTGAGGCATCGGCCATTGTTCTGAATTCAGTTAAAACCGTATTTCAGACGTATGTCGACTCGCTTAAGAAGAGTGGAGCGTTTAATCAAACAGCACAAGAAGTCGCATTAAACAGGGCAAAGGAAATCACCCTATCACAGTTGTCGAATGAAACGATTAAATACATCGAAAAAAATCATGGTGATCTTAGTTCCTGGCTTACTGTTCAAATCGAAGCGACAATTAATACTCTAAAACACATCGACTGAACTGAATACGATTATTACTAAGTGATATTTTTTAGTACTTTCTCTATATGAATAAACCTCATCACAAAAAAGTTCACGATTTTATTGTTAAAAAATATGAGTAAAGCAAAAATGTAAATGTGTAACCTTAACAAATTCTTTTAGCACCATAAATATTATTTCTTAATCTTAATACGTAGTATGTTAAAATGAATTCAACTAATGGTAGATACAAATTTTAAACTTGAAGTAAAGTTTGAAACTCAACTAGAAGAAGAGTAGGTGGGCTTTTCCACACTTAAATATTAAGATGTAGTTGTCAGTTGGAGGACATAAATATGGCAGAAACATTAAATTCAAGAATTAAGAGTCTGAGAAAAGAAAAGGCAATGACTCAATTAGAACTTGCCGGAAAACTAAATATCACAGATAAAGCTGTGAGTAAATGGGAATCTGGTGATGGCAATCCCGATATAACATTGCTAGCAAAACTAGCAGAGATTTTTGGTGTAACAATTGACTATCTTTTAACCGGGAAAGTAGAAGAGATTATCTCCCTTGATGATATGGATCAAGAGAAAAAGGCATTATATCTCATTAAGAAAGATGATCTTATTAATTTTACGAAATATGGTTGCGATGATGATTATATTTTATTCGATTTAACGTCAAAGAAAAATATCTTCAGCAGACGAATAAACAAAAAAAGTCTTGAAGCAAAAAGAGAAGCGATTATTTCAAATCGGAGCTACAAAATTTTCGGTGCATTATTAGAGAAATTTATAACTTTTGTTGCAAAGAACAACGACTGTAAAAGATATCAAAAAACTCAATTCTCGGAAGCATGTTTTGTTAAGGATTATCTCGATGATTTCGTTCTAATGTGTGCGGCATTGGGAAGAATTGATATTCTTGAACTTATTAAATTTAAATGGTTTAGAATCGGCACACCAAAAAAAGACAGCAATGAGTTCGAACCTTATGCAATTAGTGAAGAAACATTAAAAAAACTCTTAGATGTAAAAGAAACAAAAAGAGATGTCATTGATTATATTTGTGATCCTGCTTTCTTGTTAGTCTTAAATAAACCTGACATGTTCGGTAGAAATATTCAAATCCCTACTACTGGTGCTCAAATAAACTATTTATTGCTTCATCTTTACAATAAACAGGATGAGACAAGAGTAAAGACTATAGTTGATCTATTGTATAAAAACCTTAAGGAAAATGGTTCTGCCTATGCTGGATATAATATTTCTAACGATATTCGTGGTGGATATTATAATGCAAAAAAGAGCTATCAAGCCGGTTTATGCTACTCAAGCAAATCTTATAACGGAATCGCTTATCCTAAGTATTTCGCATTTGTACCATTAATTGATTCGGCTCTTAAAGAGGCCGAGGCATCCTTAGATGTTAATTCTGTAATATTGTTTAACGACTATAACAAGGAGGTTGGTAAAATGCTAAAAATTGAAGTTAGTTATCTTTCCGACGAAGATATAGATACCTTAAGAATTAAGGCAGATCCTAAAGCAAACAAATACGAAGTAACTATTTCAGAATTTACTAGAATGGGGTTAATAGCTTTTAGAAATGTCATAGGAAGCATCAATGTAATAAAAGAAGTTCCTTCACTAAAAAGATCAATTGGTGAAGCAAAAGATCTTTATGAAAATGTGATTATTAAGGGCTCTATTTCTTACATAGAACTGATCTATAAATGTTTAGAAAATAATGATTTCAAATCTTTATTTAAATTCGCTAGCGATTACCAACTCGATGATTTTGAAGATATCATCTTGTCAAATGATAAACAAAAAATTAAAGACTATGCTCGTTTGTCATTTGGATTCAGCAAAGAAGAACTTGATTTATATAACAAAAACGTGGAATCAATTCAACGGCGTAACGATGAGATCAATAGATTCAAAACTTACCGAACATACTCTGCATCAAATCAACAATACGATGAAATTCAAAAGCTGGAAGCTAAAAATATGGCCATTATTTGTGGGTCTATGAAGCCAAACGGGAAGAGAATTGAAAAACTTCTTGTTAGACAACTAGAAGTTCTAGGATTCGATTCAATAATTCGACTTAACCTTTCAGAAGACGTAGTTGCTGAATGCGAAGCTCTTAAAAAAGAGGATCTTGATAATTACGTAAATAAGGTAGAAGAATTAATTGAATCAATTACAAAAGAAAAAGCAATGAAAGCGGAATATGATAAAGTCACTTCAGAAATTACTTTTGATTTCATAAAAGAAGAAGTTGCGAAAGGGAATCTTGATAATGCAACTATCAAACTCTGTGTTTTGTTAGAGGGAATTTTAAAATATAGGTATAGATATGAAGGAGATTTATTCTCCATGATTGATACATTTATGAATAATCATCTTCAACTACATGAAATGATTAATCCATATGATGACGAAGATAACAGCTATTACTCGAATTTAGAAACAGACAGAAAAAATGCTGAAGATAATATTAGAATCGGAAACACTAAGAATTTGCTGCATAAATTGAGAATGAGAAGAAATAACCTTGTTCATTCCAGCAATTCAAATGTAGCATTCACAGATGATGATTTATTGAGATGTATAGAAATAGTTGAAAAACTTTAGGAGGAACAAAAAATGGATAAGTATCAAGAAAAATTACTAAGTAAGACGGTCCAATTGTCTTTATCTTCTGATTCTGGAAATGGATTATGCGTGATCAATGAATCGAGTTTGATATTGCAACAAAATGAAAACTATAAGATTGTTCAATATCTATTTAAAATCGTAAATCCAGCAATTGAAAAGATTCTAATTGATGATAAAACATTCAAGCCATTAAAAAGTGTCGTATCGTTTGATGTTGATTTCAATACCCCGTTCAAAAAAGCTGTTATTTATTTCATTAATGATGTAGCTGAACCATTAGAATTAGCGGCTGTTTATAATTATTCTGATAGAGTTGCTTTCGATACTAAAATGGATTATGAAATAGCTGAGAAAAACAGAGAAAACATGCATCTTGCTTTGCTATCAGACTCTAGTCTATTAAACATATTCTTTAAAAAATCAAACGAAAGCGTTACAAATATTGAGTTGAAAGTTGAAGCTGTGTTTGCATCTGAAAAGTATATTGTTCTTCAAGAAACAATTGCTACAAATATTGAGTTCAAAGCTGTAAATCATTTAACAGCTGGGCAATACTTCGTTACGATCGTTGAAAAAGATTCCTCAAATAATATTATTGCTAAAGATACGAAAAATGTTTTTGTCAAAGATATAAATGCAAACTTTGACGAGTTGAGTGGAAAATTAGAAGAAGTCAGGAGGCAAGTTATAGCTCTCTGGTAAAGGCATAGTGGTCTCAGGCAATCGAGATTAGCCACCCCATGAAAAGCCAAATGCTGAGTATTGGAATATTTTATCTTTTTGATATAATTTTCATAATTCCTCCCTATTTATATAGTGAGCAGTCATGAATGCTCTCGACCTCTGGCCGATCCATTAGTCTGTAAAAGGCGTGGTGTGCTTGGTACCTTGGGCACATAAAAAGGAAGCGTAC